CCCAACGAGTATTGATTACGTTCCAATTGATAATCTTCCATTGTTCTTTCAAATACTTTTTCTTATCACTACCATAATCTAGTATCCAAGCATGTTCCCACCTATCAACTAATAACAATATATCATTGCGTACTTCATGGTTTTTAATTGTTTTAATCTTACCATCATATGCTAGGTATAGCCAACCAGATCCTTCTAACTTCATAAATTCAGTTTCAAACTGTTCTTTCATATTATCATATGAACCGTAGTGTTTGTTGATAAATCCCATAATAGGGCCATTTGGATTGTTTTTATTTCTAACTTCGCGGAACTGAGGAAACAATGTATTATGTAAGAATGCACCTGCATAGTTAAAATCTTTATCACCCTCGCCTTTATTATAACGTTCAGCATAACCATTGGCTAATTTATCATAGTGAAGTTCTATTGTATCTTTACTAAGTACAGGTGCAAGTTCACCTTCAGTAAAGTTTAGTGGAATGATTTCTATGTCTTGGGGTTTACTCTTATCTTCAAGTAAAGTAATAAATTCACGCATCATATAATTATAAAATCCTATTTAACCTTGTACCCAAGTCAATGGCTGACTGTAATCTACATAACGTTTTAGTTCATCGTATAGTTGTTCCATTGCGGCTTTGCCTTCAGCTTTCATAGCTGTACCGTTTAATGTTGTGCCGCCGCCTGGACCTGCGATAGTACCAAACTTCTCACGTGCCTCACCAATGATTAGTTTTAAGTTAGCTAAAATGAAGTCACCAATCCATACACCAGCACCCGGATCTTGTAGTAACACTTCTTCTGGTCTTTGTACGTCAGCCCAAATAAGAACACGCTCACCACTACCTTTTGGATCACGAACAATACGTATTACTTTTGTAACTGGATCGAATGTATAGATTACATATCCACCAAACATACGTGCGGCTAGTTCTACATAACCAGCATAAAAGTCATATGTTGCCATACCACCTGCATAGTTATAGTTTAATAGATAAGTGTTTAATATAGCTGAACTGAATGGATCAAAACTGCTTGCTCCCGGTCCAGTCTCTAATCCAACTGTTCTACGATAGATACAACGAACATTGATAAACTCTTGTGGCAATGTGTAAGTGTCCACGTTTTTTACAACTGTCATTAGTGTGTATGACTCTGCCGTAGCATTTTGCGCTCGTTGACGATATACTTTTATTGCGTAGTTGTATGCCGCTTCGTAATGTTGAGGATCTAACTCAAGGTCAATAATGCCATCACCCAATCTATAACGTAGATTACTGAATAATGCTTGTTTCAACTCATCTAGTGTTAAACCAGTTGGTGTAGAAAGAATGTTTGCTGTTGCAGATATAGTCATATTAGTTTCCTGATGTTGTATTTATCAGGAAACTAATGATCCTTAGATATCGCTGTTTTAGAACGCTTTTAGTATAATCATATTCTCATTAAAGCGGCCATTAGATGCAGTAACTACTGCTTTAATGTCGTTAAAGTATTTACGAGCTGCCGGCTTACTTCCCATAATTTCTTTTAATTGTTCAGCAGGTTTACGTAGTGTTTTAACTTCACTTTTTGCTGTATCAAATCCTAGCAATGTATTACCTTTAACCGTAAATGCTTTGCTATAATCATCTGCGATATAGTGATGCAGTTTGCGTTTTGCACTATCATATACCCACGCTTCACTTGCACCGTGAAGTTTGATAGGACTAATACTGACTAAATCAAGTTTATTTGCAGTATCTTTAAATGTTTTCAAATACTTTAATTTAGATACAATTTTCTCAACAGGTACTGCTTTACGTGCCCTAGGAGCTTTTGCAGCCTTCTTAACACTGATATAACTATTCAAGTCATTGATAACTAATTCAATAAACTTAACAATGTTTTTTAATTGAATTTTACTGAGATGATTGTAACCTTGAATCAATTGACTATCAGTTCCTTTAATTACCTCTTCAAATTCATTCAATTTCTTTTTCCATACTTCAGTTAAAATACTGATATGTTGTGGCATCACATTCTTTTTAGCAACTTCATCCATTGGACGTAGTGAATGTTTTGTAGGTGCACCGGATGTGATGAATTCATCAAACAATCCCTCAAGCTCACCTGCGGCATCACGTGCTTTTTCTTTTAATATGTCTTGAATGTTGGGTCGAGCAGGTGCTTCAACTTCAACTTTTTCTTCTTCTGGTTTGTGTACTAACTTTAACAAACGATTGATTTCGTTTCCAAGTGTCAGTTCCTCGTGTTCAGATAGTTCTAGCCCACGTAACTGCATACGTGCTAACCAGCATAGTGTCAATAGAAATTCATTTTCGTGAATCCTACGCATTGTTTTAGCATCATCGGTACGTTTATGAAATTCTAAATATTGGGAAAGCAATTCTTTTGCATCTTTTTTCCCATAAAAACGATGATACCAAGTAAAACTACGCATCAATGCAACCCTGCGTTTATCCTCATCCGGTTGTAGTACAAATAACGGCTCATCTCCATAATGTTGTACATCCACATCACGTGGATTTAATGCTTTAACTAGACTATGGTCCTCTGTATTACGCTTACGTGTTGCCATTAGGCACTCCTTTGAATTGATTTATTATTATAACACAACCCATATTTATTGTCAACCTTAGGATTCAAGCGTAGGACATTGCGATAAATACTATTATGCCAAAGTTATCCTTATACCGCCCAAATAAACAAAATGATTATCGGTTCTTTGATAGAACAATATCCGAAGAATTGCGTGTCGGTGGCACGGATTTATACATTCACAAATATTTAGGTCCAACTAATCAAGGACCTAGTATTGATTATACTCAACCAGAATATGACAGTTTAAATCCTACCAATATTCAGGATTTATTATTCTTGGAAAATAGAGATAGAACATATGATCCAAACATTTATAGGTTACGTGGCCACTATAATGTACAGAATTTAGACTTTGATTTAAGTCAGTTTGGATTGTTTTTAAATAACGATATTATCTTTATCAATGTTCATTATAATGATATGATTGATATTGTTGGTCGGAAACTAATGGTAGGTGACGTATTAGAATTACCGCACTTATTAGATTATAATCCATTAACAGAAACTATACCGGTAGCATTAAAAAGATTTTATAGTATTACTGATGCTAATTTTTCTAGTGAGGGATTTAGTCAAACTTGGTATCCACATATGTGGCGTATTAAATGTGAGCCATTAGTTGATAGTGAAGAATTTAGTCAGATATTAGCAGAACCGATTAACCAAGATAACTATTTAGGATTATGGGATCCCACTAAAGTATATCCAGCTGGTTATGTAATGACATTTGGTGATAAGAATTACATTAGTAAAATAGAAGTTCCGGCTGGCACTATGCCACCAAATACAACATATTGGGAGTTAGATACGGCTTCAAATCTTAAAGATATACTTGCTACGTATAATAAAAATATTGCTATTAATGATGCCGCACTTCAAGAGGCTGCACGACTTGTACCTAAATCAGGTTATGATAGAAACAACTTATACATTGTACCTACATACGGTACCTTTGAAACTAATACAGAGTTGTCGGGTAAATACAATCAACCTGCACCACCTATAAATGTTGTGGTGCCTAATCCAGGTCCACCGGTTGCTACAGTTTCAATGGTACAATCTTCATTGTATAGAACTGCTAGTCCTGTGTTAAGAATTTCGGCAGCTTCAGCACAGTCTATTTGGGACATGACTGTTGATGGTGGTGTAGTTGCACCTAGGTCAACACTTTCGTTAAGAACTGCATCACTTTTACCTGTACTGACCGACTCTGGTTCAGGTCCAGTATCTGGTTATACTGTATTAACTGTTGATAGTATTGGTTATAATATTACAGGTCCATATGGTACTGCTGATAACACATACGCAACTGCTGACCAAAATCCAGAGGCTCCAAACTTTACTGGTACTGAACCATACGGTCCAAATACTATGGACTATCGTGCAGATAGTGATCCTAGATTCCAGTTCATTGCACGTAGTAGCCCGCGAACATTTGGTTACACAACTGGTTACTTAGACGGTGACGGTACTGCTCCTAACGGTTTCCCAACTGGTGCAGGTATTGCATTCCCGCAAAATCCTGCAGTGGGTGATTACTTCTTACGTATTGATTACTTACCGCAATTATTATATCGCTGGGATGGTCGTCTATGGGTAAGAATATCAGAAAATGTAAGGACTCAAACTGGTATGACTGCAGGAGATTTGTCACAACAATCTAGTTTCATAAATAATAGTAATGTAACGGTATTGACAGATGGTACCACTACTACTCAGAAACAAGCATTAAGTACAATACTTACAATAGCCCCGGATTCAATTCCACCAACACCTTAAAGAATAACTTATGGCAGCCTTTTTCTATGACAATCAGATACGCAGATTTTTAATACAGTTTGCAAAAATATTCAGTAACTGGGAAGTTACTAAAGGTAAAGACCCTGCAGGTAATGAAATATTTGTTCGTGTACCTATTATGTATGGTGATAGTAGTAGACAAGCAAGTACTATCATTGCTAACAATAGTGCAAGTAACTTACCAAGTGCGCCATTGATTACATATTATATCAGTGCATTAGAGTACGACCAAAAACGTACACAAGATCCTACATTCATTGACAAGATGCAGGTTAGACAACGTAGTTATAATACTGAAACACAACAATATGAGCAAGTTCAAGGTCAAGCATTTACGATTGAACGATTGATGCCTGTACCCTATACATTACGTATTAATGTTGACTTCTGGACTACTAACTACCAACAAAAATTAGAACTAATAGAGCAATTGGGAACATTATTCAATCCTTCATTAGAGATACAAAGTACTGATAACTTTATTGATTGGACTAGTTTAAGTGTTGTTTACCAAGATGGTATAACATTTACCAGCCGTAGTATCCCACAAGGTACAGGTAATCCCATTGATGTATTAAGTTGGAAGTTTTATATGCCTATATGGCTAAGTAATGC